CGATCTGCGACAGCGACAATCCGGCAGCAAATGCTGCGGTGAATAGCCCGCGGCCGGCACCCACCGAGATGCCATCGCCATACGGCACGGTGACAGAGCCGTTCGTGACCAGAAAATCAGAGTAGGCGTTGCCCTCGCCGGGATCGCCGCAATCGAGGCCGCCAGCGAACACCTGCACCGTCTTGCCGTTGAGATGCCATAGCCCGTTGATGGTCAGAGCCGTTGCGGTCGAGCTCGTCGACGTCGGATTGACCGCATCATCGAGGAACCAGGACGAGGCCAGCGTCGCCAGTTCATCGGGCACATCGGTCATCACCTCGACGTGGCGGACGCCGGTGCTATTCGTGCTATCCGTCGTCACCATCGTCAGTGCGTCAAGGTCACCATTGACGGAAGGACCAGCCGCGAGGCCTTCCACCATGCGACCGCTGCCGAGTTCGTGCCGGTGCCAGGCTGCATAGGTCGGCCCCTGCGATGTCGTCAGCGCATCGCGTTTGTAGGTCACGCCGAACCACGATCCGTCCGCATTTCGTCCCCACAGGATCGGCGTCGCAGCATCGGTATACGCGATCTCCTGCACCTGGGCGCTCGTGATGTGCTGAGCCTTATCAGCCAAATTTGGCGCCGAGAACTTGCCGGAGAACACGTCGGCAAAGTATTCCATGAGCTTCTGGAAATAGCGTTTGACCAGCACAAGCGTATGCTCGGTCCGGCGTGGCTCGATATTGGCGCTGCCGATCTTAGTAACCCGGCGCGCGGCGACATTGGTCGGCGTGATCGGCCCTGTCGTCGGCGCCTGCACCAGCCACTCGCCTGCGAGTGTTCCCATGATGACGCCCTGCAGGTCCGGCACCATCCAGTAGATCGGGTTCACGCCGTCCGAGTTGAATACATAGGAGATGGCGTTCGAATCCGCGACTGCACCGGATTGGGCGGTCGGCGCGAAATTGAGCGATGTGCCGGAGATGCCGTTCGACACGCTCGCGTCCCAGCGATTGGCCACAGCACCGCCAAGCCAGATGCGCCCCTCATGATAGCAGCCGCAGGTCGGATATCCGGTCGTGTTCGAATATACGCCGAGCCGCCATGTGGAAATCGGGCTGGTGTAGAGCAGCGGCGGCCCGAGAATTTCGACGTTGACGCCGTTGCCGCCGGCGCTCGGCGGCGAGAAGAATTGCACTTCGGCGATCGACATGGTGGCCGCAGCGCCATATCGCACGGGGTCAGGGTTGTCCGTGAGCTGGCGAACCTCGAACCAGAGATAGTTCCACGCCGTCACCTGATCGCCGGACGTAAGAGTGATCGGCGCATTCGTGTTGGAGAAGGTCGGCGAGAACGCCAGCGTCGTGCCATCGGCCGCATTCGCTGGCAGGGTCTGCTTGCCGCGCAGGAAAACCTGCATCAGAAGCGGGCCATATTCGAACGTGTTGCCAGCACCTGGATCGAGCAGGAAGCCGATGCAATAGCCGTTGTCGGACGATGGATAGATCGTTGCGGTAGCAACCTGCTTGGCGATGCCGGTGAAATTCTTGCCGGCATAGCCGCTGAAGGTCAGGATCGAGCCGGGGCCGATGGTGACGTTCGCGCAATTGTTGGCGCTCTGGCTTGTGATGCCATCGAACGCCGCCGAATTGTTATTGGTGTTGCCGATGATCGTGCCTGCGGTGCGATCGATCAGGTTGAGCAGGGACGTGATCTTGCCCCACGTCCAGATGGCGCCAACTGGATCAATCGCCCATTTGGACAGGTCAATGCCGGGCTGGTTTCCGGTGTTGCTGGAGACCAGCGCCTTCCAATAGGTGCTGTTGAATTTTATATCCTGGCCGGCGCTATACGTCGTGCCAATGTCCCAGTTTGGCGGCTCCGAGAACAGCCGAACCAGGCGGCCGACGTCGCTTCCCTGAAAGCCGTTTGGCCCGATCGCCGCGCCCGCACTCACCACCGCCCATGCGCTCGGATTGGAGGCCGGCGTCAAGTTGACGTTCTGATCAATCAGCGATTGATAGTTCACGCCGACGCTGGTGACAAAATCTCCGGTTTTGTAGGCCTGCGTCGACGACCAAGCATTGAACGACAGCGTCAGTTGCACGATGCCGGTCTCGGCGTTCGGCGTGACCAGCGTGCCGCCACCGACGGGATCGAGATAGGGCCCATCCAGAAAGTTGACCGCGCTCAGCGAGAATACGGGATTGATATCGCTCGACGGCAGGGTCGTCACCTGCAGCATCTGCGGCGCGACCGATCCGGTCAGCAGGATGTCGGTCGTCTCGGCCTGCACCGCGCGAAGGCTTCGGCGGGACGCGCCGGAATAGAGCGTCGGAAGTTCGAACACCTTCTCGACGGTGGCACCGGCAACGAGCACACCGAGCGTCGATCCATCAAGCGTCGCGCCGCTCAGCGCATCGACCAGCGAGAAATGCGTGGTGTCGACCTTGGTCGCGGTGAACTGCCGGTTCTCCAGCAGAGGCGTCGACGCGCCGGGAAATATCAGCGTGTCGCCGGTGGCCCATGTCACGGCGCTCGTTGTCTGCACTACAGCGGGATTCGCGCTGGAGACCGCAACCACGACCTGGGCATCATTCGTCGTGATCAGCGTTGCGCCGGATCTCGCGCGCATCACGCCATCAGTGAACTCAAGCGTGTTCGGTTCGGATTGCTCATAGTCGAACTTGATGACACGGGCCTGTGCACCGCTGCGCGTATGGCCGGCATATTGCGTGCCCGGCCGCCGTGTCCACGTCCCGATCTCAACGGGAAACGAGTTAAGGCAGGCCTTCAGCGAGATGCGATAGTCGGGCTTGTCGAAACGGCCCTGCGCGAATTGGGAGAGCTCGCCACCCAAGAAGCTACCGACTGCCCACGTGGCCGCACCCATCAGTCAATACCTTACCGTCACATAGTCATCGTCCGGCGGATCATCATATCCTGCCTCGATTGCGTTCTGTGTCTGCGCCAGATCGATGAAGCGCTTGTATTGGCCGGCAATGCCCTGCAGTTTAGCGTCGGACTGCGTCAGCGTGGTGCAGACGGCGAGCGCAATTCGCGCGGCGAGCCCTTCGCACAACATCGCATGCATCAGGCGCACGTCGGTCAGATCGGCTACAAACCGAAAGGAGATCGGCCCCACTTGTTGCGAAACGATATATCCGTTTTCGAAATTCCAATCGTTGTAGGTATAGCCACTCGGGCCGCCGAGCCAGGGCGTCACTGCCTTCGGATTCTGCGGCGCAATGCGGAGAAATCCAGCGGGCAATTTGAATGCGTTTCGCGAGGTGGACTGCGTCGACGGTCCAGAGCCGATCGGATAGACAATATTGAGCTTGGTGAGCGCGACACCGCCCGGAAACTCGGCGCCCCCGATTTCAAGCCATTTATCTGATCCTGTGCCCCCCACGAAGATGGTCGTCCATGCGACCAGAACGCCGGTATTCGTCCAGTGAATGCCGCCATCGGTTGTCGGATCATGGCCGATATTGCCGCCTGCAATCGACGTGTATTTGATCCCATCCGAACCGGCGACAGCCGCCGCGGCGCCGTAAGTTGTGCCGCTCGACCAGGCAGCCGGTGCCGAGGCCGGGTCCTGGTTGAGGTTGAGATCGATCAGGCTCATGTACGCGACGCTCGTTCGCGTCACGACCTGATTCTTGAAATAGGTGACGGTTGTATCCCATGCGGTTGCCGTCGATGGAACGTCGGTGTTGCCGTCCTGAAGCGACAAGTAGGCTCGATAGGTGCCGTCGCCCGCGGTCGTATAGACGACCTCACCCGAGAAGTAGGAATCCGCAACGTAGAGCGGTACTGCCAGCGGCCCGAAATACGGCTCCCAGTACGTCGTCAGCAGCGGGTCATTGTTGAGATTGTTCGGGATGCGGGAGATCCAGAAGTTCCCGGATTGATCGGCAACCAGCGATCCGACAAAATATTTGGTGGATGCCGACCATAGCGCTGGAGCCAGCAGCATGGTGTTGCCGTCGATCGCCCGCAGGATCGTGCGCCGGATCGCGCAGGTCCAAGGATTTTCCTCGAGTTCGGCCTGCCGCAGTTTGTCATAGACGAAGGAAACCTCGGCCGCGGTGCGGCTTGACGTGTCGTTGAACCCCAGGATCGGGTCCATACGATTAGCGCCGCAGAACTGTGCGGCGCGATTTCCGATATCCGTTGGCGTCTGGAATGCCGTCATGGCCGCGAAAATGCGGCGAGGTCTCTACCCCAGCAACGCACCGTTGGCGATCAGGGACTCATCATCCCGGAGGCGGTATCGAGCGCCGCCTTGACGGCCGACCGGAGCAGGGAGTGCGAGGTGAATTTCGCGGTGTCAAATGACAGCGTGAGATCGCCGGAGGCCGAGGCGCCGAGCGCCTTGGTATGATTATCACCCTGACGATCGACGCGCGTCGCCGCGTTCGCGTCGAGGGTGATGTTGATCCAGCGGTTCTGGGCCATCGTCAGCCCGCGACGTCAAAGCCGGCCGCCGAGACCTGCTGCGCGTTCTCAAAGAAGCGCTCGAATGCTTCGAGAGCCTTGAGGACTTCCACCTTCTTCGGCGTGACGCCGTCGGCGATGCGAAGTTCGAACAGGCTACCAGCGGAGGACGAGGTCCCCGTGGTGAAGTCGGAATACCTGCTTCCTTCCACACCGCGGGCGATCGCAACGAAATGATCGGCCATGGTTCACCTCAACTCAATCGGTGTAAAAGACTGTGAGCCCCATCAGGGCTGCCGAGGTTGCTGCGGCGGTCGCGATCGTGCCGCAGATGTCGAAGTTTCCGCCAGGATCGGAGGACAATCCGAGCGCCTGCCACAGCGGCTGGACCTGCTTGGAGATTGTATAGGTCCCACTCTCGCGAGTGACGTCCGTTTTCGCAAATGCCTGTCCGGAGTTGTCGAGCGCCGAAGCAAAGAACGTCCGGTCGATGACATTCGCCGCGAGGAGCGAGGTCGGCTTGCCGCCGAGACCGTCGGTCGCGTAGTAGACGCCGACATCCATCGTCCCGGTCGAACCCATGTCCGCGGACTCAAAATAGACGAGCTTGACATGGGTTCGACCTGGCACGCGCACGAACTGGAAGGTGGAATCGACCGACGATGTCGTGGTGGTCGATGCCGATCCATCTTCAACCTTGACCACCGCGGGGCCGCCTTCTCCTGCAGTGTTTGCGACGGGCGGAGAAGCGTCGAGGTTCGAAACCTGCGTAGATTTGGTATGTTCAACGGCCATTGTTGCCTCCTTACGGCGTCACGTCGGCAGCGGCCGAGGTATCGGCGCAGTCGCATTCCAGAAGCCGGCCCGGCTCAAGCCGCGTCGCGCCGGACGACATCATCGTGTAGATCTGCCAAGGCAGGCCGCTCAGGTCCTTGCGGCGGTCGACGTCGTTCTCGGTGTCCTTCCAGATGCCGAGATAGAGGCCCGACTTCACGAACGGGATATTGGAGCGGACGTTCGATGCCGAGGGCAGGCGCTCGGAGTAGACGATATCCCAGCCGAGCAGGCGGGTGACCTTGCCGTCCGTGAGGACGGGCCGGTCGGAGAAATCGGTCGAGACCACCTGCACCTGGTTGAGCAGATCGCTCTCGCCCTGGGAGTTGGTCACCCAGGTCAGGGTCTCCTCTTCCATATCGACCTGCGCCTTGCGCATGATGCGCTTGGCTTCGATCATCTTGGCGACGGTCAGGCCCGACGCCGCGGCCGAGCCGAAGGTCGAAGAGACCGTCCACGAGGACGAGATCGAGGCCCATGTCTCCGCGGAGAAACTCGCGCCATCGGTGCCGAGCTGCGAGGTGCCGAAGGCCGCGGCGATCAGCCGGTCATCCCATTCACGGGCGACAGCGGCGGCGGCGCCGGCGACTTCCTGCGACTGCGGGTCGATGGAGGTCTTGAGCTTGTCGAAGGTATCGATGAGCTGGTTGCAGTCACGATCGACGGGGAAAACCCAGCGCCGGGTGAAGGATGCATCCTGGCGACCG